TTCGATGCCCGGACGGACTACCGCAGGTTATTTGGCGGGGAGGCGCAATTTGCCTTTGCACGAAGGTTACCAAACAACATAGAAAACGGTCATGATGTCGGCGGCATGACCGTGATGTCCGCCGAATGGATGCTGGAGCGATCAGTGGCAGTTGGTTGCAAAGGCTAAGGAGAATGCATGGACAAAATGGACGGTGCTCAATTGAGCAATATGGCGCAGTGGCGCTGCGGGAAGAATAAAGATCATATACTGGGGGTGATTGAGCGAGTGGAGGTCAAACTGCGCGTCAAGGAGACCACACTGCGCTATCAAACGTCGCGGCTGATCATCTTCCGTGAAGCGATTGATCGGAGCGCTGAGATCCCTGCAGAGATCGAGGTGGCAGGGACCGTGGACGGGAAAATGCTGAGCATGATCTGGAGGTGCTCCATTAAAGGCTGTGGCTGCATCAAGGAGTGGCATCCGGATAGTGAAGTGATTGAGTTCCTGGCCAGCAGAACATACCACCCCGAGTGACAAATGAACGATCAACCATCCACAAACCAACCTGGTGATCCTACACAGCTGGCGAAAATGGTAGAAGCAGTCGAACGCTATTATGAAAGCTCGCGAAAAGGAATCATTGTTTATTGGGATGAGAAGGCAAATCGCTACCGTATCGATTATACGAGTCAGTATAAATCTTCGAACACCATCGAAGTTGTGAGAATACCAAAGTAGTAAAATTGCGCTATGAAGAAGATCTGTGGGAACTGCCAATATGAGCGACAGCCAGGTCAGATGGACCTTGATATCGCTGGTGCGGGGGCTTGGTGCTCAAATTCGAAGTCGCCGTTGTTTCGTATGAGGGTGAAGGATGATGATCATTGTGATGCTTTCAGCCCACGCGGAAGGAAGGCCCCGCTGTTGATGAGATTAGGCAATAAGAGTTTAGATTGGTTGAACAGAAAGATGAGGAAGAAATGAAAACTGAAGTTACCGCAAAACTAAAAAAAAATTTTGAAGAACCATTGAAATCAGAAGTGATGGTTCGAAAAGCTGTTTTTGATGAACAAAATGTACTTGTTGGTCTTTATGGACTTAATGAGAATGGAGAATGGATCAAGAAGCAAGAAGGAAAGTCATACCCCAAATTGCCATTACAGGTCTATGATAATTTCACTAAAGATGGAAAGGCTTGGGATGTCTTGACAAATTAGAACGCTCGTTCTACAATCCGATTGAACGTCCAATATGCGGATCCGCGTCCAACTATTGGACGTTCGTCATTTAAGGAGAGCGTATGCCGATTCAAAAAGTCACTTATCAGTTGCCGCTGGCATTGGATTTGCCTGAAGCGGAGGAAGAGACTGCCCTCAACCATGATGAAGTGAAAGAACGCAGCGAACGGGCACGCAAGACCTTGGAAGCCATGTTTGGGAGGATCGGGGCTCCACGCTGGCTGGATGATTATATGGAGCTCTGCAAGGGAGGGTGGCCATGGCGAGTGGCAGCCTATATCGCGTGGGCATCGACGCCCAGGGGAAGCAGAGAACCAAAAACACAGGATGAGCTGGCCAGGAATCACCTTGGATTGACCAGTGATCGAGCAATCAATACATGGAAGAAAAAGAACCCTGCGATCGACGAGGTTATCCGAATGATGCAGGCGGGTCCGTTATTCAAGCATCGAGCGGAGATCTACACCGCTTTGGTGGCTGTGGCGATCAGGCCCGAGTACAAAAGTCATAATGATCGCAAGCTCGCGCTGGAATTGATGGGGGACTATATGCCGGCGCATAAGATCTTGGCTGCACTGACAGCAAAGGGGCAGGGGTCGCTGAAGACGGATCAGGAATTAGATGAGCTGGTGCAGGCATTGGAAGCAGAGGTACAAGATGACAACAATCAAGCCTGATGAACACAATGCCAATAAGGGCACAAAGCGTGGCAAGGATTTACTGAAGCAATCTCTGAAGGAACTGGGGGGAGGGAGATCAATTCTGTTGGATAAAGACGGGAACATCATCGCAGGGAACAAGACCTTCGAGGCTGCGCAGGAATCGGGAATCAAAGTCCGCATCGTCGAGGCTGGCAGGGATGAGCTGGTAGCCATACAACGAACCGATCTGGATTTGGATGATCCGACGGGCGAGGCTCGCCGCCTGGCATACATGGATAATCGGGTCAGTGAGTTGGATCTGAACTGGGATGTTGAGCAGCTGGCACAGGATGCAGTTACGGGGTTAGATTTTGACGGTATCGGATTTCTAGAAGGGGAACTGCGCATCATGCTTGAGCAGGCTGGGATCGAGAGTGATGCGTATGTCGATCCAGGTGATCAGCGAGATAAGGGTGAGGAGTTGGTCCGCAAGTGGGGCGTGGAGAAGGGGCAAGTTTGGCAACTGGGGGCACACCGTTTGATTTGTGGTGATTCTGGGGATCATAGCCTGGTAGAGCGATTGATGGGGCAACACAGGGCAACCCTGACGTTCACCAGCCCACCTTATTGGGTAGGGAAGGATTATGAGACCCAGACCAGTGAAGAAGAAATAGCGGCCTTTATCGAGCAGATCTGCAGCGTAATGGATGCGGTCACGCGAAGGGATGAAAGCAGAATAGTGATCAACACTGGCACCGGTTTTACCACCGCCTTCGATAAGAAATCGAAGAGGCATGTATTGCTGCTCTTGGATCAATGGACGAATGGTTTGCGAGCTCGCAACTGGAATTTGCGCCATGTGCGGCATTGGATAAAAGAGGGTCAGCTGATGGCAACGTCACCCAAGACGGATGTGATCGATCAACACAATGAATTCCTAGCAACCTATGAGCACACTGAAGGCGAACCCAGGCACTTCGACGATATGTTCAACGATCAAGATGTGAGCCTACTGATGACTTTCTATCACAAGCAGGGAAAACAGCGCGGCCAGGAATGGACGGGCACCACCTGGGCATTACGATCTTATTGGGACGATATTCGCGGGACTGCCTCAGCGCATGGCCATGAAGCCGCGTTTCCTTTGGAGCTGCCACTGCGTCATTTGATGCTTTATACAAAGCGCGGCGAAACCGTCTTCGAACCGTTCTGCGGAAGCGGGACAACATTGATCGCATGTGAAGTCATGGGCAGGATCTGCTTGGGTGTCGAGTTGAATCCTGCTTACGTAGCGGCCACGCTGGAGCGGTGGAGTGTGCTGACAGGAAAGGAACCGGTGATCAGTGAACAGTGATGAGTTGAAATTCGATCAGCATAATGCCAATAATGGAACGGAACGAGGCAGGGAACTTCTCGATCAATCCATTAGAGAGCTTGGCGCAGGGAGATCGATTCTCGTCGATAAGGACGGGAATGTAATCGCGGGCAATAAGACGCTCGCCGCGGCGAGGAAAGCTGGCCTGAAGATACGAGTGATTCCAACGACACGTGATGAGCTGGTGGTTGTGCAAAGGGAAGACTTGGACTTGGACGATTCTGCCGGCGAGGCCCGCAGGCTGGCCTACTTGGATAATCGTGTGGCAGAGCTTGACCTGGCGTGGGATGCGGAGATCCTGGCTCAAGATGCTGCGGCGGGTTTGGATATGGATGCGCTGGGCTTTCTGGATAAGGAATTGCAAAAGTTGCTCGTCGAGGTTGAATCAAATGGTCCGGAGGAACAGGCAGATCCGGGTGAGCTAGTCGATCACGGGGAAGAACTCATTAAGAAGTGGAATGTTGAACTTGGGCAGCTGTGGTGCCTGGGCAATCATCGGTTGATGGTTGGCGATTGCACAGATGCAGCGGTCATGGCTGCTTTACTACAGGGAGTGTCGGCGCAGATCTGTTGGACGGATCCGCCCTGGAACGTGGCGTATGGAGAAAATATCGAAAAGGAAAATGCCCAGGGGTATAAAAAGCGGACGATGCAAAACGATAACCTGGGTGAGAAGTATCCAGATTTCGTGAAGGCAGCCATCAAGAATATATGGGGTTCGTGCGAGCCAGGCGCATTGATCTATTTAGTGATGGGTGCGCAGGAGTGGCCCGTGATCGACAGGGCTCTACGTGGTCAAGGCTTTCACTGGTCTTCGACCATCGTGTGGGTCAAGGATCAGCTGGTCCTTTCGCGCAAGGATTACCATACGCAGTTCGAACCGCTTTGGTATGGCTGGCGAGGAGATGCAGCCAGGCTCCGTGAAGTAATGGACCGTAAGCAATCGGACACATGGTTCATTGATCGCCCGAAGCGATCGGAGGATCATCCAACGATGAAACCACCACCGTTGGTGGAACGAGCACTGATCAATTCGAGTTTGCCAGGGGATGTGGTGCTGGATCCGTTTGTCGGCAGCGGGACGACGTTGATCGTTTGTGAACAATTACAAAGGCAATGTATGGCGGTTGAATTGGATCCACTTTACGCGGCAGTAACGATTGAACGATGGCATCTCTTGACGGGTCTCTTGCCAACCCTCACCCCCTGCCCCTCTCCCTGATGGGCGAGGGGAGTCAAAAACTCCTTGACTTCCTGTTAACTCTACGGCCTACTGTCGGCATAACGAATCAAGGAGATTGTCGTGAAACAGAAAAAGACAGATGCACTCAAGGAATATGAAACCAAGCAGAAAGAAATCAAGAAATTGTTGAAGCAAATCGAAGCGGGGCTGGAGAAGCACGATCGCAGAGCCAGCGGGCAAGGTGGGCATCACTGGGGGCATGTAGGCGATTTACAAAGCATTGCTGCAAGATTGGTCGATCTCAAAGATCAATTACACCAGACAGGTGAATATGCGGAAGTGGGGTAGAGATGGCAAAGCAAAAATACACAACGGACCCAAAGGAAGTTTATGCGCTGGAGCTGGAAAAGCTCCAGCGTTGTTTTTCGGAAGTACAGCGGGTTGGTGAAGAGGCAAGTGAGCTTCAAACCATTGGATGGAGGCAGGTGGATTGCCTGCGCCACGTGAATTTCATTTTGATGGAGGCCGTGCAAACGGGAGACATGCTGATTAGCGGCTTGACAAAATTTTCTTGATGCCTATAATAGGCGATGCAAACGCCATGACCTGCCCCCCTCAGGCCGTGGTGTTTGTGTTTTAATTAGGATATTAGAGGGATGGGTGTGTCTTGACGCGGGAGTCAAAGAGTCTTAAAATTTCCCCACAATTCAGTAACTCCGCAGGGCTAACAATACTGGTGGGCCCGATTTGACGAGATGAGCGCCGTCGTGCATTTTGCACGGCGGCGTTTTGCGTTTCCCACAACAGACGTGGGACTTCGTAATCCCTGGGCGGAGCGGGGATCTTCGACAAGAGGAGATATCCATGTTGACTGAGATCCAATTATTTGTGATCGCGACGGCGGCTTCGATCATTGTGTGGCTATTGAAGCTGACGAAATCCAATCTTTCGGCGGGCTGGCTGACCATCGCGGTATATGCCGTTTCGTTTGGGCTGGCATTCCTGTTTACACCAGTGGTGCTGCCCCCCTTGCCCCCGTTCGTTGACACTGCAACCTTTGTACCAGCGTTGCTGGCCTGGTTTGGCGACTTGCTGCCGGTGCTTTCAGCCTTCGTTGGTTTTGCCACATTGATCTATAACGTGCTGTTGAAGGCGGTGCTAGAGAAGTACATCCGGCCGTTGCTCATGAACTGGCGAGCGAAATAATAACGTGAATGCCTTCCCCACCCAACGAGCCGAAGGTTCGCAAGGTCATCATCCCAATCCGTTACCCGACACCATCGCGGGAACAGATTGTGATCATTGTAGCGCAGACGCAGAGCTCTACAGGTCACTGGATGGTGCCCTTGATCACATTCGAAGGACCTTTGGGACCGTTCCTGGAAAGTGGGCGGTTTGCACGTGACCTGGGCGAGGCTTTTATTGTGGCCGCTTATTTTTACGATCAGATGATGCTTTACGTAAAGCGTGACTATCTTGGCGAAGATGCACCATGAGCGATAGTGTGTTGCTTGAGGTTGCGAAGCAGATCCCCTTTGCAGTGATCCTGTTTGCGGTGATCGTGGTGTTTCTGAATCACCTTCAGAAAGAGGCCGCGGCTGTCAGGATCCATGACAAGGAAATGGAAACGCTGCGCATCCAGGCCGCCAAGGAGCGCGAGACTGAGCGGCGGCTGCATGAATCTGAACTGAGCAACTTCTGGGCTGTGACGATCAAGAACATGAACGACCAACAGACCCAGGCACTTCAGGCGATTGCCAAGATGATCACCGACCATGAAGAAGCTGACAAGACCCGATATGAGAACATGCACATCACGAAGGACTTGTTGGAAGTTGCCAGGGAAACCTTAAAGAGCAAGCGATAAGGAGTATCTACGATGGATGAGCAAATGGTGCCTGGCGATTACGCGGCGATTGGGGTTGTGAACATTCGTACGCAGATGAAGACCAACCCGATATCAAACATTGTTGGCGGATATACAAACGGTGTGCCATTTCGTGTGTACCACGTCTACCCTGAAGTGGATGGCATCTTGTGGGGACGCGTGAGCAGCAATACCGGCGATGGAAAGGCACGCTATGTAGCCCTGCGCGTGAACAACAACGTGAAGGCAAGACTGGAGAAGGCATTCGAAGAACCTGCCAGTGGGAATGGCATAGTGGATGCGATCGGGTTGTTGGTGGCAGAGCTGCGCTTGCTGATTGCTGAAATCCGATCAGCGGCGAGGAAGGAATAAGCTCATGTTCATGAAGATTGTCACTGTGGGATTTTATTTTTGCCTGGCGCTGTTTTTCTTTCACGTGCGCTTTACCTATTTGGAGATCATCATTGCGGGGTGCGCAGTGATTATCGGCATTAATCAGTTGAGGTCGTAAGTGCCAGTTAAGAGACCCGATTTTGCGCTCGATCTTTCGAATGAGCAATATAAGCAGCTGGTGCTGGAGCTGGATCTGCCTGAAGTGGATATGGAAGGGATCCCGGCAGATGAGGCTCAGGTGCGGTCGGAGGCGGGAAGGTCCGCTTTGTTGCTGTTGAAAGGCCGGGCTGAACAACCAACATGGTTCGAGCGATTCGAGTATCTGATCGACGGCGGATGGCCATGGAGACAGGCCTGTTATATCGCCTGGGCATCGATGCCGAAGGATGGGCGGAAGCCTGATACGCAGGAAGAGCTGGCTAGGAAGTTTTTGAACCTGGGCAGTGATCGAGCTATCTCCACGTGGAGGAAGAAGAATCCTGCGATCGAATCGATGATCGCGATTCTGCAATCCGCTGAGCTGTGGGAGTACCGGGCAGACAGTTTCAAGAATTTGATCGATGGCATGAAGCAGGCGGGATCTGATTACAAGTTCTTCAACCATCTGAAATTGTTCCTGGAGATGAGCGGGGATTATGTTCCATTGACGCAACTGGCAGCAGTGCTGAAGAGGAAAGCCGGTGGGGGTCCGCATGAAGTGGATGAGGAGACGGTGGATCTGTTGGCAAAGGGCGTGGAGGAATTGCAAGCAGACAGCGGTCAGCGTTCAGCAGTCAGTGACGATGGGGAGGAGGAATAATGCTGCCAGGCTTTACGGATCCGGGCTTGACCATGACGCCGCTCGAGGCATATGACGAGAAGCAACTGCGAGCACAGGCACGCAGGAATTTCCTTGCTTATTGCCAATACGTGGATCCCATTTATGAAACGCCGCACCATATACGTTTTTTGGCTTCGAAGCTTCAACAGGTGGCTCTTTTTATTGCCAGTGGAGGCAGGCAGGGCATTGGGCGATTGATGATCTTAATGCCGCCTCAGCACGGTAAAAGCCAAATCGCAAGCCGTAATTTTCCAGCATGGCTATTGGGCTTGCTTTCAAACAGCCGCATCATTCTGACATCTTATGGTGAGAGCCTGGCCACCACGCACAGCCGCTTCATTCGTGATCAGCTCTTAGATGAACGTTACCAGGCGATCTTTGGCAACAAGAGCAACAAGCTGGTGCCAGTGGAGTTGAGCAGTGATTCGCGTTCAACCGAGAATTGGGACCTGGCGCGACCGTATCGTGGTGGTGTGAAAGCTGCAGGTGTGGGTGGTGGTATCACCGGTCTGCCGGCGCACTTGTTCATCATCGATGACCCATTCAAGAACCGTGAAGAGGCGGAGTCGGAGGCGCGGAGGGAATTGG